CATAATCCCTGCGGTGAACCCGCTCAGACTCCCACCAGGACCTGAGGCCTGATGGGGACTGGGCAAACCTGATCACCTTGAGCGCCAGTTCGAAGTAGGCATCCGCCTGCGTCATCGTTACGCCGCGTCGGCCTTGTCCTTGCCGGCCTTCAGCGCCTTGGCCCTGTCGTTGGCCTTTTTGCGAAGGAACGCTTCGTCGTCTGGATGCAGACGCTTCAGGTCAGCCTTGAAGTCGTCAGATCCGACTAGGTCCATGACGGCAGGGACTGTCTTGGCATCCTTAATGTCCTTCTCCCACCTGTCGATGATCGCGTCGACCTGCTCAGCTGTCAGCCCGCCTTCGTCGCCTTGCTTCTTGTCGCCTCGGTCATTGTCGTTTGCGCCGCCATCGAACTCGTCCCCGCCCTTGAAGTCTTTCTTCAGGTCGTTGACGTAGCGGTTATCGTCGTACATGCCGAGATGGACGTCGGCCGCGAAGCCGAGCGTGCTGAGGCTCTTGGACAGGGCGTCGGTGAGCGACTTTTTCGGTGCCTCTTCGTCGGTATAGTAGCCGTTCTTGTTCTTGCCGACGAATTGGGTCTGACCGAAGTGCTCGATCTCTCCGCGCTGTTCGTCCCAAATGTACCAGAGCTTTAGCTTCAGAACGTGGATGACGTCCTTGTCCTGGCCGGGGTGGAAGTTTTCCTCCATCACGGTCCAGCCCCAGCCGATGCCGATAGGGCCGAACATCTTGGTGGCTTTCTTGATCAGGTAAGTGGCGTTGGTCGCGGTTCCGCGGAAGCCGCCACCACGATTGAACTGCTTTGTGAAATTTGGATCGGTCGCCTCGACGGCATTCCAGATCTCAAGGTTTTTGGATTGGTCGGTCATGATGCTCCTCGCGTTCGGTGTTTCGTAGGGCAGGGGCTATGCAGCCGCTGCCTCGTTCTCGTTGTCGTTGTTGGCTTTGGCCTTCTTTGGCTTGGCCGCCTTTTTGGACGATGGCGGGAAGATCCCTAGCTCTGCGTCGATCCGCTTGACCTCTTCCTTGTCGAAATCGATCAGCAGCTTTCCGTCCTTCGACAGGTTGATCGTCACACCCTTGCCGGAAGCGGACTTGGCGTCGGCCGGCATCAGGTTCTTGATCGCCTTCTTCGAGGACTCGTGCTTCTTCGCTGCGGTGACTGTCTTCTTAAGGATCTCGGCGTGGTCGCCCCACTCGTTATGGGTCGACATGTCGACGACCTTGATCCGTTCCACCAGCGGGACGACAATTTCCGGTGTGCCGGGGGTCTTTCCGGTCTCTACGCAATCCCAGAACGCCTTCTCGGCCTTGAGCAGCTCTGCTTGGTAGAAGATGTCAGCCTCGATCTCGATCTTCACCCACTGTGCGGCGCCGGTCAGGATCGATAGGTAGGCAACCGGCATATCGGTCACCATCATGTTGTGCTGACACTGCGGGTAGTACTTCTCAGCCGCCTTTTCCTTGTCGAAGCCGAACGGGAACATGAATTTGAACTCGGCGACCGCGAAAGGATCGCTTGTCGGCGTCTCGCGTACGAGTCCATCGAGGGTGGTGTGCGCCTTTTCCCAGTCCGGGTAGTGAACCTTGCGCTGCTCGTCGGTGACCCACCAACCTGTTTCCTTCTCGAACAGGTCGGCGTTGAGCGGCTCAGTCAGGTTGCCAAGGTTGATCAGGATCACCTCGCTGAGATCCTGCGGCGCCTGCTCTCCACGCTTCTCGCGCCACAGCCGTTCGATGGCATCCTGATCTCCGGACATGATGATCTTGGCGTCCGATCCTCCGATCGAACTCATGCGCGCCTGTCGCGCCTCCTCGGACATTCCGATGTGTCCGGTACGTCGATAGTTCCGTGGTTGCATTCCGTGTCTCCTTCCAATTCAAGCAAACGTCAGGTCAAGCTTCGTCCTGGTAAGCGCGCCAGGTGGCGTTCTTCCCGAGGGTGTTGATGAACGCAGTATGAGCTGCGCGATCGTCGTCGGTAATTCTGTCGGCCAGCGGGGTAGGGCGGCGACGGATGGCCGACCTAGCGTCGTTACTCTCAGCGTCATCAATTTCGAGCGACATGCCGTATTGCCGACCGCCGAGCATCTCAATGTAGACATCGGCGAGAAGCTCCGCGTCGAGCAGGGCTCCGTGCAGCTTGCGCTTGGACTTGTCGATGCTGTAGGCGCTGCACAACGCGTCCAGCGTGTGCTTGCCGCGTGGCCTCTTCTTTTTGGCAAGCTGGAAGGTATCTATGATTGGGTTGTGGATCGGCTCGTAACCAAGCCGGTCGAGTTCCTCGTTCAGCATTCCGATGTCGAAGCTGGCGTTGTGGATCACCAGCGGAGAATCGCCGATGTATTCCAGGAATCTCTCGACGAACCGCTTGAATGGCGGCTTGGTTGCCAGGAAGACATCGCTCAGACCGTGAACCCTATAGGCGGCCTTGTGGACCGGGTGACCCTGCGGGTTGATGTATTTGTGGTAGTTATTCCCGGTGGGCATCATGTCGAGCAGCTCGACGCAGCCGATTTCAATGACGCGGTCGACCTTGCGATCGAGCCCCGTTGTCTCAACGTCGAGAACGATTTCGCGTTTTTTCACAGTGAACGCCTCGTGATGGGATCGATGCCATCTCGGTAAAGTTGCGCGAAAACCAAGTCGCGCAACCGGTCAGCGATGGTTTGAGATGAGTCCAACAGCGCGCTTACCAACAGCTCGACTTCGTTTGCCGAGCCGTTGATGTAGGCGGCCTCGAGCCTACACAGGCACGCTTCATGGACCCGTCTTGCGGCCTGCAGACGCAGGTACGCATCGGTCTCGTCGGGGCAGCGCTGGGTCACGGTAACCTGCAGGGCAGGGGAAGATCACGCCGCGGCATTGTTGGTCTCGATGAAGCTGACCCCGAACATGGGAACGATGCCGTGGGTTTCCCTGATACCACGCAGGATGTAGCCGGTAGTCCGGGTGCGGATCTCGTTGACATTCTGCCTGTGTGGCTTTCGTGTCGGGCAGTAGACCCTATGGACCATCTCATGATCGCCGCCGCGCGCTAGCACGATGGCGGCCTTGGTGAGACGTTCTGGCATGCGGGTGGCGTTGCACCACCGCATCCACGACAGAACCCCAAGCGCACGTTCAAGGTCGTTGCGCTGGGGAGCGTACTTTGCTTTCCCGTCGAATGGCTTCATGGCCGAGAGGAGGCGGATGCGTTCGATCTCGATCAGATCGGCACGCGTCATGCCGATCATGTTCCAGCCTCCGGATCGGTTACCGGATGTGAGCCAGTGCCGTTCCTGGTCCGGCGTCTTGTCGATGGTCTCGATAGCCTCGACGAGAAGCTGCCAGATGACATCGGTGTGTCGTGCACGATCGCCTTTCAACTCCACTGCCAGCTCGCCACCATGAACGAGCCAACCGAGAGTCTTGACGCGATCCTCAAGCGAGGACGAGGTTGTCATTCGGGGTATCCGAAAGGTTTCCGATCAGCGGAAGTTTGCGGCGGGTGGCGCGGTACTCGAAGATGTTTGTCCCAATCCTGAGCTGGGTCAGATGGACAAGGCCCGCCTTGGCGTCCTTGAGGACGCGATCTGCAATCAGGTTGAGAGATCCGATGCGCTGGCGCTCCGCGGTGCGCAACAGGTCGCCTTCGGGGACGACGACCTGACGGTCGTATTGCAGGTCGCCCCGCCAGTAGACGAGCACGTCGCCATTGGCTGCATCCTTGACCCAGTCGTAATAGTCGCTAAGCGCGCCTACCTCGACATCGAGAACCTTGCGGACCATCTTAGTCCATCTCCCGATCAAGAAGCCTGGCGTGCGTGTTGGCCAGAGCCGTGAGGCTCTCCACGATGCGTCCAAGCTGCGCGACGGCTGACACGCGTTCGCCTGGACCGAACTGGTCTTCGGTAAGTTCCGGCGCTTCGCTTTCGGCGTCCTCTTCGGCGGCGGCGTGCATACGCAGGAGGACATCGGTCAGATCCGACAGATCTTCATGGGGGATCTCTTTAGCTCTCATAAGGGCTCCAATGTTGCATTCATGCAAACGTTTTGAGACAATAGGGGCGCCCTCAGCGCGCCGAACCCAAAAAAGAGGGCGCCCCTCGAAATCCCCGCTTAACGGGGAAGCTCAGTTAGGCAGTCTTCCGACTAGACTCTAAAATGGCACATCGTCGTCCAGATCGTCGTTGCTGGCGCCACGGCCAGCAGACCGACGCGGCGGATCGCGATCATCGCTGCGGCGATCGTCGTCACGACCACGGCTACGGTTGCTGCCACGGTCGTCGCCACCCCGATCGTCACGGTCGCGGCTCGACGAGCGGCCCGAGACGCGGTTGCTGCCCCGGTCATCGTCGCGGTCACGGCTGGAGGAACGACCGCTACGGATGGAGCCGCGGTCATCGTCACGGTTGTTGTCGTTGTCGAACGACAGCTTCATCAGCGCCTCGACGGGGGCGAATGCCGGGATCACGACCTCGGTTGCGTACTTCTTGGCGCCTTCCT